AAATGGCAAGAAAAGTTAGGTCACATAGACTATCAAACTCCAGAGGTTAACTTATTAGAATATGAAAAGAAATACAAAGAAGGTGTGAGTAGATTGGCTTGTCAAATAGAATTGAAACCAGAACACGATGGTTTGATCGCTCACTTATTAAGTGATGAACTTTTATAAAAACGTAATAGAACATAGAGGTAAACTTCTTGTTAGAGGTATCTTTAATGGGGAAGATTATAGAGAGAAGATTGATTATAGTCCAACTCTATATGCTATTACGCAAGATGAAACAGAATTTAAAACACTATCAGGTCAACATTTAAAACCAATACAGTTTGGTAGTATTTCAAAAGCAAGAGATTTTAAAAAGAATTATAATATGGATAATTCTCCTATCTATGGAATGGATAGATTTCAATATCAATACATCGCAGATCAATTTCCTAACGAGATACAGTTTTCAAAAGACCACATTAAGATTGTTACACTTGATATAGAGTGTGGTGCCGAAAGTGGCTTTCCTGATATAGAAAACCCAATAGAAGAACTACTAGCAATCACAGTTAAAAATCAATCTAATAAACAAATCATTACTTGGGGTACAGGTGAATTTAAAACAGATAGAACTGATGTAACTTATGTAAGATGTAAGTCAGAAAAAAGTTTGATTATGGAGTTTATGAAGTTTTGGATTAAAAACTATCCAGATGTTATTACTGGCTGGAATACAAAGTTTTTTGATTTACCGTATTTGATAAATCGTATTCGTCATTTAGTAGATGAAAAAGTAATTAAAAGATTTTCGCCTTGGAATTTAGTTGAACGTGAAACAATCGTAGTACAAGGTAGACCACAAACTCATTATAATATATTTGGTGTTGTGATGTTAGATTACCTTGACTTGTATAAAAAGTTTATTCCAGCAAGACAAGAAAGTTATAAACTAGATTACATTGGCAAAGTAGAACTTGGTATACAAAAAGATGAGAATCCTTATGATACATTTAGAGATTGGTATACAAAAGATTATCAATCGTTTATTGATTACAATATTAAAGACGTTGAAATTGTTGACAAGCTAGAAGACAAATTAAAATTAATTGAACTTGTCTTAACTATGGCTTATGAAGCAAAAGTAAATTATAGTGATGTATTCTCACAAGTTAGAATGTGGGATATGTTAATCTATAATTTTCTTAAAAAAGATAATATTATTATTCCACCAAAAGAAGATAATGTTAAGGAAGAAAAATACGATGGCGCTTATGTTAAAGATCCAATGACAGGAATGCATAATTGGGTTGTATCATTTGATATTAATTCACTATATCCACACTTGATTATGCAATATAACATATCACCAGAAAAAATCATTGGCGTAAAATCAGCAGGTATCTCAGTAGATAAGTTACTCAAACAGGCGACACCGCTAACTTATTTAAAAACTGAAGGTGCTTGTATTACGCCAAATGGTGCAATGTTTAAAACAGATAGTCCTGGATTTCTACCTCGTTTATTAGAGAAGATGTATAATGATCGTGTGACTTTTAAGAAACTTGAATTTGAAGCAAAACAAGAATATCAAAAGACTAAAAATAAAGAACTACTAAAAAACATTGCAACATTTCATAATATACAATGGGCTAAAAAGATTGCGTTAAACTCTGCTTATGGTGCTATTGGTAATCAATACTTTAGATACTATGATGTACGACAAGCAACTGCGATAACATCATCTGGTCAATTTGTAATTCGTTTTATTGAAAGTAAAGTAAATGAATATATGAATAATATTTTAAAGACACACGATAAGGTAGATTATATTATTGCGTCAGATACAGATTCCATTTATCTTTGTTTAGATAAACTTGTAGAGCAAGTATGTAAAGATAAACCAAAAGATCATATACTACGATTTATTAATAAAGTAGTTGAAACAAGAATACAACCTTTTTTAGATAAGTGTTTTAAAGAACTTGCTGACTATACTAATGCTATTGAAAATAGAATGGTGATGAAACGAGAAGTTATTGCTGACAAAGGTATCTGGACTGCGAAAAAAAGATATATGTTAAATGTGTTAGATGAAGAAGGTATTACATTTGATGAACCTAAACTAAAGATTATGGGTATTGAAGCTGTTAAGTCATCAACACCTGAAGTTTGTAGAGGTAAGATTAGAGAAGCAATCAAATTGATTATGACTAAAGACGAAGATACGTTACAAACATTTGTTGCTAAATTTAAAGATGAGTTTTATAATATGACAGCAGAACAAATATCTTTTCCAAGGTCTTGTAATAATCTTGCTAAATATAAACACGGTAATAATATTTTTATTAAAGGTACACCCATACACGTGAAAGGTGCTTTGATTTATAATCATCAACTAAAAGAATTTAAATTAAGTAAAAGATATCCACTAATACAAGAAGGTGATAAGATTAAGTTTTTAAAACTAATAGAAGCAAATCCATTTAAGTTTGATGTAATAAGTTATGTAACCAAATTACCAAAAGAATTTAAACTACAAGATTATATTGATTATGAAACACAATTTCAAAAGACATTTTTAGATCCATTAAGTTTTATCTTAAACTCTATTGGTTGGTCTTACGAAAAGAAAGCAAGTTTAGAAAGTTTTTTTGAATGATAGAATCAGTTTTATTTTTAATTATTTCTATACATTGGGCGTTTAGTCTAGGTATATTTTTGGCTATGAGAACACAATTTAAAACATATCAGGTATGCTTTTTTGTCGTAGCTCTAAAGATTTTTTTGATGAGTTATGGTGTTAAATAGTTTAGATAATATAAAAGAACAATACAAGGTAATTTATGCAGATCCTCCGTGGTATTTTAAATCATATTCGGACAAAGGAGAAGGAAGGAACGCCACTAAGCACTATCAGTGCCTTAATCTTAGTGACATTATTTCTTTACCTATTGGCGACATCACTCAAGGCAATTCCACCCTTATAATGTGGGTGACCGATCCGTTTCTACAACTAGCATTTAAAGTTATAGAAGCGTGGGGTTTCACTTATAAGACAGTTGCGTTTACTTGGGTCAAACAAAATAAAAACAACAACAACTACTTTAAAGGGTTGGGTTATTGGACACGTGCCAATCCTGAAATGGCGTTACTTGCCACAAAGGGTAAACCAAGAAGAATATCAAGTAACGTAGATCAACTTATCGTATCTAATCGTAGAGAACACTCCAGAAAGCCAGATGAGTTATATGAACGTATCGAATCATTACTAGAAGGTCCATACTTAGAACTATTTGCGAGAAATCGAAGAAAAAATTGGGACAGTTGGGGTAATGAGGTTGACAAACACGGCTAAATATGATATAGTATAGTTAAATTATGTTTATAATATTTTCATTTTTATTTGTGATATTATTATTAATTATGTGGAACAATGAACGAATATAAAAGATATACCTTACAAGATACATTAGATAGTGAAAAAAGAGAACTATTTAAAGTAGTATCTACTTTCGCTGGTGGCGGTGGTTCATCAACAGGTTATAGATTGGCTGGTGGTAAGATACTAGCGATTAATGAATTTGTTGAAGAAGCCCAAAACACATATAGAGAAAATTATCCAAATACGTTAATCATACCTGGTGATATTAAAAAATTAACAGGACAAGATTTTATGGAGAAGACTGGTCTTAAACCAGGCGAACTTGATGTCCTTGATGGATCGCCTCCTTGTTCAGCGTTTAGTATGGCTGGTTCAGTATCACACGGTAAAGGAAATACACACGCAGATGCTTTTGGTAAAACAAAACAATATAGTGATATCAAAGGTGTAGAAAATGTTGAAGATTTATTTTTTGAATTTTTAAGAGTGGCAAAAGAAATTAAACCAAAAGTAATTATTGGTGAGAACGTTGAAGGTCTTACAATGGGTGAAGCAAAAGAATACTTCCATAAGATACAAAATACATTTGAAGAAATAGGATATCTTGTAGTCGCTGATGTATTAGACGCAAGTTACTTTGGTGTACCTCAATCTCGTAAAAGAACTTTCTTTATTGGTGTAAGAGAAGATGTTGCTGAAAAAGTAGGTGTTAATTTTATGACAATGTATCAATTGTATCCAGACAAAAATAGTGAACGAACTAATTTAGGACAAGCAATTAATGATGTTGTCAATGAAGACCAAGACGAACTAAATTATTTAATTGAAAAAATTGGACCAGATAAAGCTGTTGGTAAAACATTAATGAAGATGCCAAAAGATCCTGACAAAGTATTAACAGGTATGGATTACCACGATAAAGGTCATCACTTTAATTTAAAGAGATCAAGTCTAAGAAAACCTTGTCCAACAATTACTGCGATGGGTAATCTTGCTGGTATTGCTGGTACTTGCCATCCATTAGAAGATAGAAAATTTACTATTAAAGAATTAAAAAGAATTATGACTTTACCTGAAGACTTTACGTTAACAGGTGAACATAAAAAAAGATCAGAAAGGATTGGTCGTATGGTACCACCATTGATGATGAAAGCACTTGCTGAAAGTGTATATAATAAAATATTGAAACCATATAAGGAGATAACTAATGACTAAATTTACATTTGCTACCTCAGAAGAAGGATTTGATAATCATATTGAGAAGTCAGTAAGAGGTTATAATAATCTATGGGGTGATGTATTATCTTTATCAAAATATTTTGTTGAAGATTACACAAATGTGGTTGACCTGGGTTGTTCAACAGGTAAACTATTAAAAGCTATGATAGAACAAAACAAGTATCATATACCACAAGTTAAATATGTAGGTATTGAAATTGAAGAAGACTTTTTTAAAGACTTCAAAAAAGATGAAGAAGAATATGGACACTTACAATACTTTAAAGGTGATGTAAGAGAATATGATTTTCAAAATTGTAGTTTGGTAACTTCTATCTTTACTTTACAGTTTATGCCACCAAAAGATAGAGAAGATACTATCAAAAGAATCTATAAAGGTTTGAATAGAGGTGGCGCATTTGTATTTTCTGAAAAGACTTTTTCTTGTGATCCAAGAATACAAGATATGATGACATTTATGTATTACGATTACAAAAGAAAAAACTTTACTGATACAGAAATATTAGATAAAGAAGTACAACTAAGACATATGATGAAACCAAATACAAAAACTGAACTATTTAAAATGTGTACAGATGCTGGATTTGAACTTCATACGTTTTGGCAGAACTTTAACTTTGTAGGTGTTATTGCTATTAAAAGATAAATAATATGGTAATGCCAATCAATAAAGCTGAATATAATAATTTAAAAGAATATTGGGACTATCAAAGAAAAGTCCAATATAATAAAGAAGTTATATATAGAATGGCAGAACAATTTGAAAACAGATTACATACTGACTATGGAGTAATGTCTTTAAACGATATTAAAGATTTACTTTGGTCCAGAATTAAATCTGAAGAATATG